ACCTGCCGGATCCTGTCGATGGTGTGCTGTACATTGTGCCTGGCTATGTGCGCACTGCGCTGCCCAACCGAACAGATTTGGCTAGTCCAACCAAACTCATCCGCGACGGAGCTGGCAAGATCGTTGGCTGCGGTGCGCTTGAAATTAACCCATAACAAAATGAAAAACGAAATACACTACAATTGGGAAATGCAGAAGTACCGTGGAACTCACGGTCTATCTAAACACAGCCTCGACTCGTTTGCGGTCTGTCCGGCGTACTACAAGTGGAAGGAGCGTCAAGAGTGGAAGCCGTCCCGCGAGATGGAACTTGGCACGCTTGTCCACAGTCTTGCTCTCGAGGGCCGCTGCGAATACGCTATTGCTCCAGCGTGCGATCGTCGCACTAAAGAAGGCAAGCTGACGTGGGAGAACTTTTGCCAAGAGAATATCGGCAAGGTGATCCTGACTGAAGACGAAGGTGCGCGTGTCGAAGGTGCCTGTGCAGCCGTAGAGCCGCTGCTTGAGATGGTGACAGCAGCCAAGATCATTGAAGCGTCGCTATTCTGGGAACGTGATGGTGTGCAATGCAAAGGTAGACCAGACATGATTACGGAGATCAAGGGTCGTCCAGCGATTGTTGACCTAAAGACGACCAGCGATTGGTCTAAGTTTGACCATAAGTTCTTTGGGTTCGGCTACGATAAGCAGGCTGCTTGGTACACTTATGGGCTTGAGCAGATCACTGGACAAGAGGACATCGACTTTTACTTTCTCGTCGTCGATATGCAAGCACCTCACTTGAGTCAGTGGGTGAAGGCGTCCACGGAACTCATTGACATTGCTAACCAGCAACTCGACGTGACGTTGTCGCAGTACAAGCTGTGCCTTGATCAAGACGTGTGGCCTGGGCCACCAACGATGCGCGTGATGTTGCCAAGAAGATGGGAGGAGGCATGAGCGACTGGGTACTCATCCGCCGCACAAATGTGCTGCAAAATGTGGAGCTGCCACGGCCAAAGAAGACGCAGGACGTCATCGCTATCGGCGAAAAGGCAGCACTTGGCTCGAAGATGGAGGCATTGCTGCTTCTGCCGGAGAATCAATCGACAGATCTTATCGAGGTGAATTATGTGCTTGAGCCGTACACGGGACAGCACTCGCACACGTCTGCAAGGCCAGGTAATGGAACACGATGAACAAAGGAATACTCGTCATCTCACTTGAGATGCCAGCCAACCAGATCATCGACCGGCTTGTCGCCCGGCTAGGCAGCGTCAGTCTGCGTGCGCTTGCTGAAGGTGCCAAGCATGAGCGTGACATCAGAGGCGTCCACAGTGCCATCCAGAAGCTTAACAACAGCCGTCTAGTGGTGCGTGACGATCTCTATGACATCGCGAACATCTGCGCCACTGCGCGGGCTATGGCGAAGAGCCCGGACGGTCTCGGCGTCCTGTTCGTAGACTACATCCAGCTTGTGCGCTGCGACCTAGGCAAGGACAGCAGCCGTGAGCGTGAAGTGGCCGAGGTTAGCCGGAGTCTGCGCTTACTTGGTATCGAATTAGGTTGCCTTGTGATTAGCATTACGCAACTAAATGAACAGGGTAAAGCTCGCGAAAGCCGTGCAATCGGGCAAGACGCTACAGCCGTGATGGTTGTGAAGCTCTCCGATGACGCAGAGTTCCGCGAGATTGGCATACCCATTCAACGAAACGGCCCGTGTGGTGTGAGTGCAAACTTACGCTTTACGGGCAAGACAGCAACATTCCACAATGAATAAACACTACCAAAGTTACATGAAGATTGAACCCGACAACACAAACAAAGCACTGCCGTATCTCTGGGCATTTGCGTCACTTGCAGTCCTAGACGGACTTGCTATCGCTTACTTTGCACAAGAGCTGTGGGAGGCCATTGTCTTGTTTGTCCTATTTTGGGCCAGCGCACTGTTTGCCGTGTCAGCCATGCAAGAATACAACGGAGGTAGCAAATGGTAAGTACGGGATTCCCAGGTGATAGCGATCCAAGAGATGAGCATCCAGTCTGCTGTGAGTGCCGAGAAGACTTAAGTCAAGACTTCTGGGGAGACTGGTTCTGCTCTGAGTGCGACGCAAAGAAGAGCCAACAAAATGAAGAATCCGCCTAAAATTCAGGTTGCTATTGTTGTCCTTAGCATCATAGCTTTGGCGCTGGGATACATCTTAGACAAAGAATGAGCATCCTAATTGACACACTCATGGAGCGTATCCATGAATTAACACAAGAAAATAAAATACTTACAAATGAGAATCAGAAACAGAAAGAAACAATCGAACGGTTGGGTCGCCAGGTTGCGGAAGGTAGATCCACGGGAGTGGAGATCGCGGATCATGGAGCTGCCGGTGAAGGTGCAGGTGTTTGTGGCGCAGATTGTGTGGTGGGATTTCTTTGCCGACAAGCTGGTGCCGGACCGTTGGCCGGAGATGGACATGTGGCTCCGCGCACATCCTAGCACTTTTCGCAAGGAAATGTGGCCCTCAAACGAGGAGATGGTCGAGGCGCTTATGAGCATCGGATACGAAGGTAAGACGGCCTTACGTCGCATGGGCGTTAACCAAAATACAAAATGGCACAAATTCAACTAAGGCAATACATGGACGCGCACAATCGGCAGGCCGAGCTTATCGGCAATCTTAAGGCTGAACTCGTCATGTACCGGCATCTTGCCGTACAGGCTGCATCAGCGATCGAGCAACTTAAGCATTGCTTGCTCAAGCACTACGATGCTCACTCAGCGTTCCCAAACGACCGGGCTGCACTGCTCGACGCTGACCTTGTGTTGGCGGAGTCGTATAAGCTGACTACGAAGGAGGCGCAGGCGTAATATGGATGAATCTATATTTGAACGACTAGACAGGATGACAAAAGAGCGCGATGCGGCAGTAGCGGAAGCGAAAGAACTCAAGCAGGCCCTGCACGATGCTAGACTAGAGAACAGCGGACAGGCGGCAAGGATTGAAGAGCTAAAGAAAGGCAATGAAATTATCACAGCAGCCGTTTGTAGTGGAAACAGCATTGAAGTTGAGCGCGCCATACAGGAACGCGATGCAGCGATTGTTGAAGCTAAACGCACCCGCCCAGAACCTTCGCGGCTTGAGATTGCGGCTATGTTGCTACAGGGGCTTTTGCCTATGCACGTTAACTCAACTGACGTTGATGTGGTGGCGTTAAAGTTAGCAGACAGACTCATCAGAGCAGCAAAGGAGGGAAAATGACCGACGAACAAATCAACACGGCCATTGCAAAGGCGTGCGGGTGGCGCAAAGAAGATGGCGTTTACATGTGGACAGCCAACGGTATTGACTACACTTGCCCTGACCTGTGGGATTGGACAAACGATCTCAACGCCATGCATGAGGCGGAGCAGATATTAAAGCGCATGGGGCCAGAATATGCTCGCTGGCTACTTGAAATTGTAAGTCGAGACGCTGGTCCGGGGATCTTTTATGCGCACGGATCTTTTGCTCACATAAAAGCCAAAGCCCGCCAACGCGCAGAGGCGTTTCTGTGGACGCTAAGTAATTGGGAGGAGGCGCAGAAGTGAGCGCCTTCCAGAACCGTCGTAAGCTGTGGGTGTACCGCATGGAGAAGCTGAGTGGCGTAGCACCGCTTGACTTCAAGATGGCTCGGTACATCGAGAAGCTCAACATCCGCAGCCCCGAGCAGCTTAAATATGCGCTTGAGCATAACCAAGAGGTGATCTGGGTTGGGTTCAAGGCGATGAACAAGCTGCGTGTGCTTGTCGGTATCCCAGAGGTACAGAGGAAATACTCTTGGAAGGATGAGGCTAAGCGGCTATACAAGCTGCTAGATAAAGCAGGAATAGAGTACATAAAACAAAAATGACACCAGAACACGCTATCGCCACAGAGATGTTACTGCTACAGGCTGAGGAAGAGATTTCAAAATTAAAAAATGAAATTCAAATTTTGAAAAAGGAACGGGAAGAGGAAGCTGACATTCAGTTAAGGATTGCCCTCAAGGCGGACCACTATTACATGCAGCTCCAGGCTATCCGTGAGGCTGCATTTGGTGAGGTCCACGGCATCACGGCGGAAGACCTGTCCTTTATGAGCGAGCGAGAATGAGCGAGAACCCCAAGCGCAAGAAGAGGAACGCAGTCTATCGGTCACCAGAGTCCCGTGCTAGGCAACTAGCCGGGCTTTCTGGCGTGCGCATAGAGAAGCATGTGCCGGGTGTCGTGCAGGAGAAGGTGAACGGACAAGGTGCGCTTGCTGGGATCCCGCCGGAGATACAGAAGAAGGTGCTGGATCTATTCGTGACTGGGCAGCACAGCCGAGCTATAGCCATGCAGCTTGGTATCAGCGAGCGTAGTGTGGATGAGATTAAGGTATCGGCGCTGGACATGGATAGCCAGTTTCGTAATGCGTACTTCAACACAAACTTGAAGGCCAAACTACAGTCGGTGATCGACGGCGCTGCACAGCGGGTCATGGAGCTGATGCCGGAGATGAGCGCGAAAGACGCTGTGCTGGCGTTAGGGATCACACTGGACAAGTATGCTAACCTAGAAAAGAACAAGACGCCGGATGCGCTGCATCAGCATGTCCACTTGCACACGAACCAAGACATCTCTGCCGCTTTCATGGCGGCACTCAAGCCGCCGAAAGCACAAGACCATGTTGGAACGATTGAAAACGAGTGATGCTCTTGCCAGATTGGGGTGGAAAATGGCGACTCCAACTCCGAATTTGCAGGGAGAATCTGAAATTCAAATTTCAAATTCAAATTTCAAAATCGAAAATCAAAATTCAAATTTGGTTTTACCGAGCGGGATTGATTTGGCCAACGAGGTGCTCGACTTGCGCGACCTTACCGAGCGGTATTGGCGCATCATACAGGCGCAGCATGTTCGCATCGCGCTGCTAGAGAACGACTTGCAATGTGCGAAGACTGTGAAGCCTTAGAAAAGGAATCGGAGTATTATGCTGAGGAGGTTGCGCGTTGGCGGAGCATGTACGAAGTGTCACATAGGCGTGAGGTCAGGTTGGCCAAGCAACTGGTGACGTTGCTTGCGAGTCTGCGTAGGGTAGCGCGAGAGGCGCGCGGTGTGGGACGGAATTAGGGCAAAGGAAAACCCCTAGGCGCGAACCTAGGGGGTTTTGGTTAGGCGTATACATCCCAATCAGCTGGCATTTCAACTGGCACGATGCGCCATTCATCCGGGTCGTCTTCACAGCCGTGCAATATCTCCTTTAGTTCGGATTCAGCCTCTGCGCGGGTTGCAAAAACAGAGGTCGTATAACCTTCCGTGTCATCAATGCATTCTTTGAGGTCCGCCCAGCCGAAAGGGGTAGTAGTTTGGAGTTTGTACATATGCCTAGAATGCACCGCGCACGATGTCCCGATATAAACCGCGGTTTTCCTCGTGAAGCTCCCGACAAGCGCGTGCGAATTGGACCCGCCACGATAGGCGCTGGGCGCGCCAATAGGACCGCTTTAAACGTGAAATAGCATACTCGAGCACGTCGCGATGCGAATCAGCGACGCTACAGCGTATAACGATGGAATAAAGGGCAGATTTCATTAGTGTAGGCGATAGGTTACAGTTTGAACGTTACGATCCCAACAAGCGCGACAATCGCCACACTTGTTGTTTTGCGTAGGAGCAGGGCAGTCACCGCTTGTGGAGGAGACTTCGCTAGTTGTTAGCCCTAGGCCATGCGCTAGGCTGTTCGGTCCGGCTTTGTCTACCATGTAGGCTGATAAACGCACGGTCAGGTTCAAAGGGAATGAGCCGAACAATTCAACGTATTCAGATACGATGCCGTATTCTTTAGTCGGCAACCAAAACTGTATCTGTGGCAATGCGATTGCGATGCGCACGATTGCTTTGAGCGTTTTGATGCTCTGAAGGTCTCCACTGTCAAACCAGCGAAAGAATCCGCTCTTTTCGGTGTCGCGAATCTTAGCGATCATGGTTGGCACCCATTCAGGTGAATCCATAAGCGCAAGCCTTTGCTGTAAGGCTCTTTGTACGTTTGGCATGCGGTAAAAGCCGCTTAGCGCGTAGCACCCATGGCATACGGAGCCTTCAACTTGTGCGAGTTTGGAGCCTGTCTTGCATGCTAGGGCTGGAACGCTCCATCCTTGGCATGGCATTTTTGAGGGCTGTGATAGGGTAATTTGCATATGGTTTGTTTGTAGTGTGTTGTGTTTGCGTTGGTTTACTTGCGGTTAGCTTTGCGCCAGTCACAAAAGACTGACGCCCAAAGGGAAGCGGTGACGAGCACGCAGCCCGCCGAGGCGAGCATGAGCGCAAAGCGTACATATGCAATGTGTTCGAGGGTGTTCATGGATTCGATGGTCATGTTGGTAGGTTGGTTAAGGTTGGACTAACGAGAGCAAATCTAGCGTTGCGTGATACGATGGCAACAAAAAAGAAGCGACAAACAAAGAAAAGCGCGCGTGCATGGATGTGCGTGCAGCTCGGAGAATGCACGGGTGGCGCGCTGGTCGGAGCATGGCGTGTGACGGAGTGAGCGGGCTAATGCAAGTGAGTTGCGTTAGCAGATGCAAGTGAGTTGCAATAGGGTGGTGGAAATAGTTCGTACACGAAGTAAATGCGTTACGGCCTCCACGTCACAAGCAACGACCGCGCACGCGCGCATGGCCTTCCCGCTGCCCGCTGCGCAGCCCGTTCCAGCCCGTCAAACGTGGCTCGCCGAGCACCAAAGCGGCCATCCCTGCACATCTCGTTTGAGCTACCCTTGCAAGCTGTTGCGCTTCAGTGGGTTAGCAATAACGCAATACAAGACAAGTCATATAGAGTGGAGTTTTACTCTGTAAAATGCCAAACAGGGGGGGAGGAGGGTCGATGTGTTTATACGACGGCGACGGCGACGCATAGCACCCCTCAGATTTTTTTTCGCCAACTGGCCCCCTTCGCACTTGCGCACACTTGTCGCCATGCTACATTCCCCTACGTCCTGCAAGACACCCCCAGCCGTGCGCAGCGGTTGGCCTAGCCCGTTACGTTGTCGTAAGCGTAGCGGGCTTTCTTCTTGCCCTACGTCTGTAGCTTGGCCTAGCTTGCGTGTGGCAGCGTGTGTACATGCTGTGCCGCTGGGTACGATAGACGAGTTCTGTGGGGATCTTGTCGAGCGGGTGCCTGGTTAGCTGGCCCTTGTTGGGCGTAAGCTTGCGCTGCCGTTTCTTTTCCTGTACCGTCGCTAGTACTATGACCAAGTACACACTAAGCGAAAAGACTGTTAAGGCGCATCTAGGGAGCGCGTATAGGCCGTTAGCGTACAAGCTGGATGAGGACTACATCGAGCGCAAGGCTTTCAAGGGCATTCGACGTATCTACAGGAGCGACCTGCTTGATGGTACGCTAGCGTGTGAAGCAGCCGAGCAGCCGGTGGATGAGCCTGCGCCAGTGACAGTGGAGTCACCTGTTACGGAACCTAAGCACATACCGATAAATAACGAGGCTATGGAACAAAGGATCGTCTACTTGTATCCGAACAAGCGATGGGTGCGCACTGACGTCGAGGATATGGTGTTTGTTGGTATGAAGGGCGTCAACTTTCGCCAGGGTCAACGTATTTGGGTTAAGAACAAGACGCTATGCATAAGATAACGCTTAAGGACAAGTTAGCGGCATACGAGAAGCTTGAGCAGCTTAAGGGTAAACTTAAATCGCTTATATTCGCATTAAGTGCAGGTTATGTTCTGCATATCGCACTTAAGTGGTGCTTAAGCTTGGTGAATGCACAAGAGATGCAGCTTAACACGTTTGAGTTGGCGATACTCTGGATTATCTGTTCTTAAGCTTGAGCTTACTTCTTATTGCGTAGTTAAAGTTTGGCTTTATCTACTCTCTTACTCTTGCTTCGTGTTGCCGTGCGCACCGGGCTCTGCCCAGTGCTTCACTCTCGCAGCTAACGCTGCTCACCGGAGGTGATAAACAATCCGGCAAGGAGAGTTGCGAGTGAGCATAGTACCCCCAAGACTCAGCATTATTGCCTATCTTGGGGGAGTACTATACAAAAAAGAGATCAACGATCCGTATAAGTGTCGTCGTTTCGTTTCGCAATTACAGTCATGAGTGATGGCTACCCGTTCGGGAAACTCTTGCCCTTCTCGTAGGCGTGACTGCTAGTACTCTGCAACTTTGAGACCGAAGCAGATGTTTAATCCAGCTCAAGAGGAATAGCTGGAACCATTTAGTCGCTCGTGCGTCCAGTGTTTCAGGTTGCGCAGAAGGTACACGGTCGTTATTTGACGACACTGAGAATCTAGAGCATCTTCAGGGAAAGTCAACACTATGAATGAAGAAAAACAGGAAATTATCGAGAAAGTTTTAGCTTATAAGCTGGAGGAACATCCGACGTTGCCAGCACCTAATAAGCGGCAGCGCCTGGAGATGATCGAAAACATTGGTCCGGAGAAGGTGCTTGATCTGTTCCTGATGCGGGAGAACAAGATTAAGGCTGAGCAGAACGACCCTATGCGCTATGGCCACGAGCTGCCGCACTGGCCCGATGCGGATAAGCTACTCGATCGCTATAACGAGCTAGTCGTCCTTGGTGGGAACCGGTCAGGCAAGACCGAGTACGCCGCCAAGCGTATGGCTCAAGCTTTCATCGGCACTGACCTTAGTGGGAATACACCTGACTGGGTGAAGGAGCGCCACAGTAAGCGCAACATCCGTATCTGGTGCCTGCACACGACCCACATGACCAGCGTTTCTGCCCAGCAGAACGTCTTCTACAAGTACCTGCCGCCTGAGATACGCAATATCAAGCGAACTAATCATACGCAAATTAGTTTTAGCCAGAAGAACGGGTTCAGCGACAATACGGCGGTGTACATGGGCAACCAGATCTGGTTCCTTAACTATGCTCAGGACATTAAGGTCGTCGAAGGTGGTGAGGTGGACTACGTCTGGTGCGATGAGCTTGTCCCACAGAACTGGCTAGAGACCCTTCGCTATCGTCTGGTTACCCGCTCCGGCAAGCTGATCGTCACCTTTACGCCGGTGCAAGGCTACACCCAGGTGGTGAAGGAGTATATCAACAGTGCCAAGGTAACGGCTACCCGCAAGTCTCCATTGTTACCCAATAACAATGTTCTAACGGTTCCTAAAGGCGAGATGCCCTACCAAGCAGAGAACTTGTATGGTAGACACGCCTGTATCTGGTATCATACCGAGCTTAACCCGTACAACAACTGGGAGCGTATGAAACAGGAATTGTCTGGCCGATCAAGCCATGACATTAAGATCCGCGCTTATGGCTGGGCTGATCAGACGGCTGGTTCCGAGTTTCCCATGTTTGGTGACCATAACCTATGGAAAGGTGACGCGGAAGAGGCTATTCCTGACGGAAGCAACTATATGGCGGTTGATCCTGCCGGAGCCCGTAACTGGTTTATGCTTTGGGCTAGAGTAGACAAGCACGGTATACTATGGGTCTACCGTGAGTGGCCGGACCAAAGCTACGGTGAATGGGCGCTTCCTAGTGATAAGGCCGACGGTCGAGCTGGACCGGCACAGAAGGCTGGTGCAGGCCGTGGGGTGAACGAGTATACCGAGCTCATTTGGAGCCTTGAGACTGCCGGGGACAAGCGTGAGATGATCGTGGACCGTTGGATTGACCCTCGGACGGCTGGCACAGAGACGATCACTAAGGACGGCGGCGTTACTGTGCTTGATTTACTTAGTCAGGCTGACAATCCGCTTATTTTTACGCCTTCAGCAGCCCTGCCAATTGAGGAGCGAGTGCTTTTAATTAATGATCTTTTGTCATGGAATAGAGAAAAACCAATGGAAAAAGGTGTAAACCATCCAAAACTAATGATTCACGAGTCTTGCCAGAACTTAATATACAGTTTAAAGGAATGGTCTGGACAAGACGGACAAAAAGGTGCTAGTAAAGATCCAATTGACGCCTTAGGATATATGGTTGTTATGCAGCCTATATACTTTGGCGGCTTGGATTGGAAAAAACAGTCCAAACGAATGTCTATGACAGGAAGTTATTAACATGATATCACAAGTTGACCCTTTAGCTATTGCTTCAGATACGCCTGACATTGGCGAGCTGTTGAGCGAGTACAATCGTTCAATGATTAACTCGTCGCAGGGTAACTTGGTGACGAAGTTTGACAATATCCGCTTTGCTCGTTGGCCAGGGCAGACTGATGACGGCAAAAAGCACAGCACTGCGCGTCCCGAGGGTAGTCCGGCATGGCCATTTGAAGGTGCAAGCGACGTTCGCAACAGGCTTATCGACTCTTCCTGTAATGAGTTGTCGGCTTTGCTCGTCACAGCGTTCCAGCGTGCAACCATTAGAGCATCCGGGGTGACGCTTGATGATGCGCCGATGAGTGGCATTGCAACAAACCTTTTGCACTGGATTCGCGACTCTAAGATGCCGCAGGAGCTTCGTAAAGAGGCTGAACTTGGTGCTCAGTACGCCTTGCAATACGGTTGGAGCGCGTTCTTTGTAGGGTGGCAGCAGAACATCAGCAAACGTACACAAGAAATTACCGCTCAAGAACTGTTCCAGATGGCTGCACAAGCACAAGGGTCAGTCTTGGCTGAGTTGCCACAGATGATCCTAGATGCGCCTGATCAAGCTGCCGCAATTCTTCAAGCTGCAATCCCTGACCTTGATGCTTCAGAAGCTAAGCGCATGGTCAATGAGATGGCTGAAACAGGCGTAGCGACGTATGACCAAGAGTACGTCAGCCGTAATCTTCCCGAGATCGTTGCGCTTAAGCCTTGGGATGAGATTATCGTTCCACCAGAGACGGCTGATTTGCAGCGATCACGGGTAATCTATCGCAGAACATGGATGTCCGAGGTTGAGTTGCGCGAGAAGATCACGACGGAAGGCTGGGATCCTGCTTGGGTTGATCGTGCGCTGCAACAGATCGGCAAGAGCAGTACTTTTTACAACATCAACTTACTGCCAACAACAAACATGTTGGTTTACAACGGTGTAAACTACATGAACATGGTGGAGGTTGTTTATGCTTATACCAAAAGCCTCGACGGAAAAGCGCCTGCGATCTACTTCACCGTTT